CTATGCACCTCCGTCGGTGGGAATGGGTCGCCACGACTGCTGCGACAGATCGCCGCAGTTGCCGAATCCGGTGTAACGCCGGCCGGTGCGGGAGTACCATTTTGTGCCGTCCCAGTAGCGGACCATGATGGGCAGAAAGCGGCCCTCGGACATTTGAATGCGGGCCTCGTACTGCCCGGCGGCGGGCGGGTTGGTCGTCACGGGTTGCCAATTGCTCATTGGGATTCCTTTTTGTCGATGTCCAGCAGGCGCTGGATTGCGTCATTCATCTTTGTCCTTGATGGCGGTGACGTACACCCACGCTACGCAGACGGCGATAACAGCGCCAAGCATTGCTTCGGGCCATTCCATCACATCTCCTTTCCGATAGCGGCGGCAGCGCGAACGATGGCGCGGCGGGTGGCGGATTCGATGCCGCCATGCAGGTGCGCCTCACAGCCAAGCCAAGCCCCGCCGGCGCGCCGTGCTGATGCGCCGTATTCCTCGACGTGCAGCCAGAGTTGCAGCTTCACCGCAAGCCGCAGCGCGTCGCTGTCGTCGGCGAGCGGGTTCCATGTCCGAGTGTCGTTGCCATCGTCGGTCAGAACCATGGGCGCATCTGCCCACCCGTCCCAGGAACATGTGATCCCGGCCGCCTTCGCCGCCAGCTCCAAAAGTTCGCGGTCATTCATCGTGTACCTCCAAAGTCTGCCCAGTGATGCGCCCGGTTTCCTTGAGCGCTTCGAGCTGCAACTGGGCGTGGTCGTCGCTGATGGCGTAGATGTGGCATGCATAGGTGCCGTCAGGGCTGCTGAATTCGACCGAGTAGGCGTGCCATACGCGGCCCTGGGCGTCCAGGCAGGATGTGGGGTAGGGGATGTGGTCAGCCATGGGCGCCTCCCGCGAACAGGGGCATGGCCTGCAGCTCAGTGCGTAGACGGTCGCATGCCCGATCAAAGTGGGTGGGATCGATCTCGAACCCGATGAACGGCAGGCCCAGGCGCGCCGCCGCGATGCCGGTGGTGCCGCTCCCCATGTACGGATCCAGGACGGGGGTACCGGGCGCCAGGCGGCACTGCTTGAGAACCCAATCCATCAGGGCTATCGGCTTCTGGGCTGGGTGGACGCGGAACTGGCCCCGGGAGACGTTTTCCTCGCCAGCGCGCACCATGCCGCGCCACTTGTGCGAGAACAGGCGCGCCGGGCCACGCAGGTTCGTCCATGCCAGCTCGCAGTCGGCGCTGTGATCGCTAGTTCCGCCGTCGCGCTTATCCCACACCAGCCAACATGATGCATCCGGCAGTCGGCTCCCAAAATGGTTGCCGCCGAAGATGACTGCCGTCTGGAAGCGCAGCAGCGGTACCGGGTCGAATGGCCGGTCATCGCCCACGATCTTGAAGTCGTATTCGACCGTGCGCTTTGCCATGTTCCACCGGTTGCGGGACGTGCCGGTCAGCTTGGCCAGGTTGATGCCGTAGGGCGGGTCCGTGACCAGGGCGTGCGAGGACGGGAAGTCGTCCAGTAGATCCCGGCAGTCGCCGCAGTACAGCGTCGCGGTACCGATGTGCTCAACCCGCATCCCGCTCTCCTTGTTCGGCCAGGGTGGCAGAAAGGGCGGCGTTCTGCTTGCGTCCCGTCGCGACTTGCCACAGGTGGAACAGAAAATCGTCGGACTCCCATTCCCAGCACTCTTCACCGAGGTGCTTCGCGCCCGCCGCAACCATATCTGCTGCCCACGCCGTGCGTTCGTCCACATCCCCGGCGCGCTGCTGGCCGCCGTCCTTGTCCGCCTGGCTCTTGAGTGAGCGGATAGCTGCGTCGATCAGGCCTGGCGTGCGGTGTGCAGGGTCGGGCGTGTCAGCGTCCGGCATGCGGATGTAGCCAAACTCGATGCCGTTGCGGATGAATCGCTGCGCAGACTCCAGCGCTGCCAGCACCTGGGTGCGCACCGCCTCGCTGGCCTGGGGCGCGGCACGATGAGCAATATGCTTGCGCCAGATCGTGGCCGCCGCGTACAGATCACTTTGCGCCTGTGACCCCGGCGGCTGGTCGTCGGCCATGTTGTCCAGCCGCTCGGCCACGTTTTCGCCTGGGTAGTTCTTCGCCTCCCCGGCTACAGGGGCGCTTGCCAACGGCGTAGGCGGTGCGGTGTTCGGCGTGTACGGGTAGGCTGGTCCTCGGTTCTTGATGCGCTGTACTTCGTCGTCCTCGGCTACAGGGGCGCGCAGCTTGGACAGCTCTGCGCGCAGGCGTTCGATCTCGTCGGCGGCGGCGCGCTCCAGCTGCACCACGCGGGCATTGCCGTGTTCGGCTTCGTCCAGGTCCGCGTTGTCGCGCAAGCGCTGGGTGATGTCGTCTTGTTGGGTCATGCTGCAATCCTTTTCTCAATGCGGCAGCGCCGCGCAACCTCGACCAGCCACGCGGCCAGCTCGGGGGGGGTATGCTCACGCTCTGCCTTGGTGATGTGAGGGCGGTAGTCTTGACGCTTGCGGGACTGGACGACATGGGTTGCTTCGCCCAGCACTAGGGGAACGGGCGGCATGTCTGCGGGTGCCACGCCGACGATGTAGAACCACGTGGCCTTCTCGGCCTTGTGGCCCCACCACATCTGCGGGGCGGCGAATGTCCAGCCGCCGTATTGATCGCGCGCGCCAGCGGGAAGCGGCAGCATCTGGGCGCCCCATAACGTGCTGCCGGCTGGGTGCTCCAGAACGCCGCCGAATTCGCGCACCAGAGCCACGGCCAGGCGGGCAAGGTTCATTTCGTCCGGCCGAGGATTGGCGAAGGCGCGGAGCCGACCCCAGGCACGGCACGGCGGATGCGCCACCACCGGCATGCCGCCCTGAAACGTCCGGGCATCGCGGTCGATGTCGTACACGTCCACGCCGGGCAGCGTCTTGTAGGTGCTGTCCTGGCGGGCGAACAAGATGGCTACGTCCATGCTCACCTCCCCGCGCCCTGGCCAGATCGGCGATCCAGCCAAGCAAGCAGCGCTGCCACGGCCTGGCTGTATGCGCAGCCGGCGGCGAACCCGATTGCAAGATTGGCCCAATCCATCACGCATCCCCCTTACGTTGGGCTGCCAGCGCCGCTCGGGCGGCATCCCAGGCGGCCGGCTGCCGGCGCGCAAGATCAGACATCATGGCGTCCAGTTCTTGGACGTCATCCTCTGTTTCCGGGATGCAGCCCTGCATGGACGCAATGCGCTTCTTGATGTTGTCGCACTCGACCAGTTCACGCAGCGCATCCAGCGCATCGCCAGCAGCGGGAGCGTGGAAGTCGGCGTAGTCGCTGCTGGCTTCCCATTGGCGCTGTACCTCGTCAGCATCGCCGGACGGACACGTGCGGTCATACCAGCGCTCGAAAGCGGTCTGCTCATCCATGGCATCCTCCACCGTGGATACGCCAGGGGCGGCGCAGTCGGGAAATGCGGGCCGCGGCATCCAGTGGGTAGGCTCGATTTCTTGGGCGCGCGCGGCGTCCATTTCGGCAAGGATTTGGGTTTGGCGCAGCAGGTCGGACGCGTCAGCCTGGGTCAGGCCGGCGCCGATGCGGCGAAGGGCGGGTATCTCGGCGTGCAGGGCGGCCATCAGCGGCGTGTCGATCGGCATGCCCACGTCCAGCCGCTTGGCCAGCTGGCGCAGCGCTACGGCCTTGAACTGGCTGCCGTGCCGCGTGGCCCACATGTCGAAGAAGTCCGCCATGCCCGCAATCGCCGGCGCACTGGCGTACCATTCGCCGTCCGCGACGCAGTGGAAGACCGGCACGCCGCGCGCGTCGACCGTCACGGTACCGTCGCGCTCCATCTGGTCGATGATGGCTTCCAGCGGCGCCAGGGTCTGCTGGGCCTTGATCAGCATCGGCAGGCGCGCCGGGCGCGCGCGTCTATAGCATCGCTTTCTCATACGTCCCTCCAGGTGTTTCCGTACTTGATATCGGCGATGGTGGAACCAGAGACGCCATAGGATTCGCCAATGCTCTTGAGCGCGTCGCCGCAAGCTATACGCATGCGAATGTCGTGAATATCGGCTGCGCGCAGGCGAGCCTGTGGGTTCTGTTCTCCGAACTTTTTCACCAAAGGTGGGTGTGAGGCTCGACCTTTCTCGATGCTATCCAGCGCGTTGTCCCTACACGTGCCGACGAACAGATGCTGAGGATTTATGCAGGGAGGGTTGTCGCCGCTGCCATTCCCAGCAGGCACCGTCGGGTGCGCTATCGAGGGCATTCGCCAGGCGAGTAGCGAGGTGCCAGGCAGATGTGCGGCACTCACCATCCTTTCGATATATTCGCTGCCTGGCGCCGCGCCAATCCAAAAAAGCGCGCGCGAACGGGCCGGTAAAGATCGGCTCAGAAAATTCCAATGCAATGTTGCGGCGGGACTTGCGGGCGTGGGTCATGTTCTTCTCGGTATAAGGTGGCCAGGCGCCGGCGGCGGTGGGGGTGCTTGAGGTAGCCCGCCGCCGGGCCGGCCAAAGGGCTACGCCGCTTCCGGCTCCAGGTTTAGGCCCAGCGAGCCCTGCTTCTCCACGGCCGGGGTCACGGTTACCGTGATCTCGCGGCCCATGACCTCGTAGAGCTTCTTCGCCTGGTCGCTGGTCGGATGGCACTTGACGCGGAAGGCGATGTTCACGCTTCCGCCTTCCATGAGACCCGCCGAAAAATTCAGCACGTCGACCGGGTCCAGGACGATGTCGGAAGGGGCACCCAGGCCGAAGCCGATCACCACGGCGGCGCCCTTCAATTCGCGCTTGAACTTCAGTTCCTCGATCAGGTCGCCGAAGACGCGCTGCGTCGGCTCGGGCGGCACGGTGGACCCTTGCGGGTCGTTCTCGTCGGCCTTGTAGAGCGCATGCCGCAGGCGTGGGTGCAGCTCGGTCAGGATGGAGTTCGAGTCGGTGAAGTTGATGTACAGGTCGGCCGCGCCGGCCGGCTCATCGCCGTGCCGCTCCACACGGGGTTTGAACTGCGCGAGCTTGGCGGTCTGCTGGTAAAGGTTGAACATGGGACTGGGCTCCAGGTGGTTGGTGATCAGGGCAGGGCCAGGCGGAAGCCGACGTCCGCGGCCTGGCTGTGCAGGCGCTCGACGCGGCCCTGGATGCGTGCCAGCTCGGCGCCGAAGGGCGTATTGCGCGGCGTGGCACTCATCTGGGCGGCGCGGGCGATGTCCGCTTCGGGTTGCAGGACGGGCGCCAGGCGTTCGAATACGCCGCCGACCACCACTTCCAGGTTGTCCAGAACGCGGTTCAGCTCGTGCAACGCGTCGACGATTTCGCCGTTGGGGACCGGCGTGGGCTGGTTCTGGGCAGCGCCGGCGGACAGAGAGGAACTGACGTAGGAGGGATGCATGGATTGCTCCAGTTTGTGGGTGCTACGTTGGGGAAAGGGTCAGGCGGCTTTGCGCCGCAGGGTGGTTTCGTACTCGTCGACCAGCGCGGCGAACGGCATCAGGTCTTCGACCAGGCGGTCGATGTAGTCGTCGTCGCGCTTGAACTCGCGCAGCCAAAGCTGCTTGCCGATCGGCGCCAGAGCGGGGCAGTACAGGCCCAGGTGCCACCAGGCGCGGCCCGTGATCCACATGCAGCCCTGCACCTGGTCCATAACCTCGCTGGGGTCGTTGTCGATGTGGAAGGCGCGCAGCTTGTCCGGCGCCAGGAAGCACTTGTATTCGCTGCCGCCCTGAGCCTGGATCAGGCCGTCGGCGCTGGCGCCGAAGAGGCGGTCATCGGTCAGCACGAAGCCAGCGCGCTCGACCAGCAGGCCGGTCTGCATCTCATGCTCCATGCGGGCCTCGGGCTCCAGCTCATGGCCGCGGCGCATGGCCCAGTTCTGGTAGCCCTCGTCCAGGGCCTGGCCGGCGATGCGCTCGACCGCCAGACGGAAGGCGTAGTTCTTGGCCTCGTCGGAGAAGTCGCCCACCGGCAGGCCGGCCAGCGCACGCTCGACGCCCTCGGCGCGCGGCGCGGTCTTGTAGCCGGCCTTCGCCGCCGCTTCCTTGGTGTCCATGCTGGCCTTCACGTAGGCCACGTACAGCGCCTGGCGCTCGTCTAGCGCGCCGACGCGCTTGCGGGCCACCGAAAACATGCTGGCGGTGATCACCCCGGCGCGCGCGGCGTGCCATTCCTCGCTGCCCTGCTCGCAGTTGACGATCAGCATCATTCGCTCCTGTTGTCGTCGCGGCCGAAGCCGTCGTCTTCCGGCGCGGTAGTGGCCGGCGCCTCGTCGATGGTCTTGCCGTCGTCCGGCGGCGTCTCGGTGGGCACGGCCTCGCCGCGCAGCACGGCACCCCGCGCCGCCACGGCGGACTTGAAGGCGTTGTAGATGGTCATATCCTTGGTGGCGCGCACCTCGGCCAGGCCGTCCTTCCAGACCTTCTCCAGGGCGGCGGCGTCCCGGGCCGCCTCCACGGCCTTGCGCAGGCGCGGCAGCAGGTCGGGGTCGGTCGGCGCTACGGCGGTGGTGGCCAGGCCTTCGCCGCCGTCCGTGTTCAGGTGATGGATCGCCTCCGACAGGCGGTCGTTCTTCGGCCAGTACTTGTAGGCGCGCTTCACGACCGTCTTCTTGGCCATCTCGCCGTAGTCGGTCTTCCAGGGCGACGACTTGCCGGACTTCACCGACTGCGACCGGTTCATGATCCCGTCGATTTCGTCCTTGGCCATCGGCGTGGTCAGGTAGTCGCCGTCGGCGGTCTTGACCACCACGTAGGCGCCGACAATCTCGCCGCGGTCCTTGCTGAACGGGTTGAAAACGTGCGTGGGCGGCGCGTCGAACCCGTTCAGCGCGAAGTTGTCGGCCTCGCGCACCAGCTCGGCCTGGGCCCAGCGGATCGAGCCGGTGGCCACGGCCAGGTCGATCAGGCCCATGTAGCTGATGTCCAGGCAGATGCGCCCGTCGCGGGGCACCAGGTAGGCCTGGCGCTTCGCCGGGTTCAGGCTGATGCCGATCGCGGCCACGTTCGTCACCGCGTTGATGACGGACTGGCGGTTGCCGGTGGCGACCTTCAGGGCGAAGTCGTTGTTCTGCAGCACCTGGATGGCGAAGCCGGCCTCCTTCTCGAAGTTGATCGAGGGGTCGGTCAGCACCGCGGCGAACGAGTCGCGGGTGTCGTAGATGTCCTGGGAGATGACGGCGAGGTTGTTCATGCTGATTCCTGGGGGATGCCCGACCGAATACGCAGCTCGCGGATCGTGTCGGCGGTGAATTGGCTGTCCGGCGCGTGGCCGAACCATTCGCAGGCGGCGACGACGCCGCACGCGCGGATTGCGTTCTCGAAGGCGTCATTCGGGACGCGCTCGTCAACGGGCGGAATCTCACCGGGGCCGCCGTGGGGAATGCGCCGCATGGTCATTCCTTGGCGGCCACGGCAGTCTTGCCGCAGCCTTCGCAGGTGGGGTAGGGGGCCGGCTCGTCCAACAGGCCGGCCAGGGAGAAAGCGACGGTCATCAGCAGCGCCATGACGATGCCTTCCCAGTGGGCGCGCAGCAGGCGGCGGATCATTGGGCACCTCGCGCGGCCAGCATGGCGTCGGCCATGGCGTAGGAACGCTGCGCCACGAAATCGGCGTCTCCAGCGGTGGCGGGGTGTTTGTCGTCGGGGCCATAGCTGGACAGCCAGCCTTGCATGGCCTTGGCGGCGAAGTAGTCGCGCAAGGTCATGCCCATGTCCCAGTCGGCCCACCTGCTGCCAGCGCCTTCGGGCACGTTGGGGAAGGCCGGGCCGCCGTCGTTGATCTTGTTCATGCATTTCTCCGGTGGCGCGCCATCAAGGCGTCGCCGATCAAGGCAATTCCGTAAAGGGCAGCCAAGCCCCACATGGCGTAGGCCATCATTTGCGGGACCTCCACAGGTCGTAGAGGGCGTCCAGCACCACCAGCGCGCCCAGGATCACGAGAACGATCACAGGTAGGTCTCCGCTTCGTCCGGGTCCATCTCGGCCAGCTGGCGGTTCGCCTCGGCCTCGATGCAGTTGCCCAGGTGCATCTCCAAGAACAGCCCGACGCTCGGGATGCTGGCGCCGATCAAGAGGCTCAACAGCACGCCGGCCTGGTTGTCGGAGAGTTCGTTCCACAGGTGTTCGGCCCAGACCGCCGCCGTCAGCCCGTAGGCAGTCGGCGCTTCGTTCGACAGGCACGCCACCACGGCGGCCACGGCCTGCGCCTTCGTCACCGTCGGCGCGTCTTCGTCCGGCTCGTGCGGCAGGGAGTAGGGCGGCGCGACCCGCAGCAGGTCGTCCATCAGTTGCGCGTGATAGGCACCCATGGCTCAGTTCCTCGACGCGCGGTCGGCCTCGATGGCCAGCTTGCTGTAGTGCACCTTGGTGGCGTACTCGCGGAACGTGTGCGGCCACGCCTGGCGGATGATTTCGCGGTTCGCATCGTCCGCGGCGTCCCACAGGTTCATCAGGTGCTGGACGAAGTTGCCGCCCAGCGCGCGCATCTCGCGAAGGACTTCGGCCTCCGTTGCGTTCGGGCCCGCGGGCTTGAGCGCTTCGCGTGCCCACTGCTGCTGACGCTGATTGGCCTGGATGTCGGCCCGCGTCTGGAATTCACTGGGATAGTCCATGCTGTTCTCCTAGCCCCTACCGGGGCAGTGGGGAAGGTCAGGCGGCTTCTTGCTGCTCGGCCGGCTTTTCGCCGCCAGGCACCGCCGGCGACATCGTCACGATCGTGTGCAGCACCGGCTTCCACTTCTGCCACCACGCCAGCGCCGACGAGTCCATGCGGGCGATCTGCGCGTCGGTGAACGCCCACCACGATTCCAGCGTGTGGAACTGGCAGCCGATCTGCATGTGGGTCGCGGTGTAGGTGACCGGCCATGTATCGCACTGGATGGCCTTGATCTCGCGGAGGTTGCCGCTGGCGCCCCAGATGCCGGCGAGGTCGCCCAGGTCGGCACCGCGCAGGTTGGCATAGCGCAGGTTGGCATCGCGCAGGTTGGCATCGCGCAGGTCGGCATAGCGCAGGTCGGCACCGCCCAGGTCGGCATAGCGCAGGTCGGCACCGCCCAGGTCGGCATAGCGCAGGTCGGCACCGCCCAGGTCGGCATAGCGCAGGTCGGCACCGCCCAGGTTGGCATCGCGCAGGTCGGCACCGCGCAGGTTGGCATCGCGCAGGTCGGCACCGCCCAGGTTGGCATCGCGCAGGTCGGCACCGCGCAGGTTGGCATCGCGCAGGTTGGCACCGCCCAGGTTGGCATCGCGCAGGTCGGCACCGCGCAGGTTGGCGCGGGCCTCCACGGCCTGCTCCAGAGCCACGCGAGCAATCAGCCCGCTCTCGGTGCCGTCGGGCACTTCAGCCGTGAACAGCACGGCGCCGTAGATGTTCTTGATCTGGTGCTTCAAGGCTTTCTCCCATGTTGCTCACCGGGTGGTGAGGCGTTGGCTTCGACAACCAGGGATTCAGGGGAGGGCGCAGACCAGTTCTGCTATGCTCGACGCGCGGGGTTGGTACCCCCGCCAGCGGCATACCAAGCCGCTGAAGGTGACCTGTGCGTATGGAGTCGTCCGAGCAACCCTTGGCGACCAACCTTAAACACAGGAAGCTGACCGCGATCCCCTGTGGGGTGACCGGGTGGAAGGCCATCCTAGGTAGCCGACCACAAAAGCCAACTTTCACCAGTTGGTAGCGCGCTGCCAGCGATGACATGGAAACCGCCATGTTTGAACTGACAGTTAAGCTGACCCTCAGCTACAAGCAGCTGCGATCCTTGATCGCTTTGCTTTTGCTGCTGCTCAGCTAGCAGTCCCCCCGGCCCTCACGGGTCGGGGCCTCACTGGCGGGCCGGTGCTCAACCCACCGGCCCGTCGTCATATGAGCGCACATCCCTGCGCGCCCTCTCCTGAATCCCAAGTTGTCAAAGAACGTGCCCCGGTACTCGGTCATGCGTGAGTGGTGAGGCGTTGGGAGAAATTTACCTGTAGGTAATCTTTCAATCAATACCTATGGGTAATCTTTTTTGTAACAGACGAAGAAAAGCCGCCCGTGGGCGGCTTTCGACGGGGCACGCTGGCTAGTGCAGCAGCGCTACCTGAAGACCATATAGGCAAGCAGGAGAAGAATGCCCAACAGTAAAAAACCGATGTAACGCAGATGGCCGGCTATGTCTTGGAGCCGGTCGCGCGATGCCGACTCGATTGAATTAAGCCGTTCGCCCATCTCGACACCAGCCCGTTCCACTGTTCCGGCGATTTCTTCGATGGTCTGCTCCAGTGTGAGCATGCTGCGTTCGATGGATTCGACGTTACCGGGCACTCGAAGCTTTGCTTGCTCGAACGCCTCGTAGCGGAATTCCTCTTCATGAGCCTTCTGCAACCGATCGATGAAGTCGGGGCGCTCCGGGTCGGGTAGGGCTGAGGTCATTGGTTATGCGTCCGTTGAAATAGGTTCCACAACAGGGGACAAGGCTTAGATGCCGCGTTTCAGGCGGCTTTTTCGTCTCCGGTGCTTTTGACGGCCGGCGGGCCGCCGAAAGCGTCGACCTGGCGGGCTACCCATTGCTCGATCCCGGCTCGCTGTTCCGGGGTAAGTGATTCGAAGGCGTTGCGGTCGACCGTACTAAATGGCCAAGCGCCGACTGGGTCCAGACCGTCGAACCAGTACGCTGGCAGTCCCAGGCACACCTCGAACTCCCTCGCCATCTCTTCGCCCAGCTTCTTCGCGCCGCTCAAGACGCGCGACACATAGTTCGCGGGCTTGCCCACCGCGTGTGCAATCGCGGCCTGCTTCCCGCCGAACCGGTCGTTCATTATGTTGCGAAACCGCTCAAGGCGCATCGCGTAGATATCGTCCATCGTCATGATTCCGAGTGTTGCCTGTGCGGCGCCCGGGGGTAAACCACCCCTGGGTAAAGATTTCGCTTGCCAATCAACATTACCTACAGGTAAAGTTTTAGGCATGAGCACAGAACCGCATTCCTCGCCCCGAGTCCCTGTGGAGCCGCTGTTGCAGTGGCTGCGGGACACCCCCAAGGCAGTAGCCGAGGCGCGTTGCGTAGCCCGCGGCACGTCGATTGGCTATTTGAGACAGATCGCCTACGGCTACAAGCTCGCCGGGCTGAACGGCGCCGATATCGAACTGATCACGGATGGGAAGTGCCGCCGGCAGGATCTTCGGCCGGCGGATTACGCCCGCATCTGGCCCGAGCTGGCCGACGCGCCCCAGCAGGAGGCGGCGTAGATGAAGACCGCCGAGCAGCGTCTCGAAGAACTGGAGACGGTGGTGGCCGCGCTGACGATCCTGTCGACTTGCGCCATGGCCGCGGCTGTTGGCGACGAGGCCGTGCCATTGATTCGAGCCGTGGCCGAGAAATCGCCGGATCTGCCCGACGAAGTTCGCAAGATGCTGCACCGCATCGCCGACGCGGCTGAAGGGCGCCAGAAATGACCCCATCAATGCACAGCCGCGCCGGCGCGGTCGTCCGTGGCCCAGGCCATGCGGTCGCGCTCATTGCACAGCTCACGGAACAGGTCCATCACCGCTGCCTCGGACGGATCCACGAAGGTCCGGCGCGCGATGTCCTGGGCGTGGTTCAGCAGCTTTTCGGTTTCGGTCAGTTTTTCCATGCCGCCAGTTTGCCGAGGCTCGGCTTCAGCGGCATTCCCTTTCACTTGAGCCGCGTTGAAGCGACATGAACGCACCTGAATTAGCCATCCTCCCCACCAGCCAGCCCGAAGGCGAAACCCTCCTGCGCAACATGCTGCGCAGCATGGACAAGGCCAAGCGGATGGAAGTCATGCAGGCCGCCGGCTGGAAGGACGAGTCGTCCATCAGCCAGGTCCTCAACGGCGGCGCCGGCATCAAGCTGGACCACCTGGACGCCGTGCTGAAGGTGTTCGGCCTGTCCATCGTGGAGCAGTGGTACATGGACTACCTGGCCCGCGGCAACTCCATCGGCGCGAACTGCTGCCGGGCCCGGCTCAGCCAGGGAACGTGCGGCGCGGCGAGGTAGGCATGCGCTACCCGCTCAACCCCCGCACGCGCCAGCGCGCTCACCAGGCGATCGACGCAGCGCCGGACGGGTTTTTCTTTCTGCCGCCTGCCGAGCCCACGCGCAAACTGGCGCTCAACGCCAAGATGTGGGCCATGTTGAACGACGTGGCGCGCCAACTGCGCTGGCCCGTCAATGGCGTGGAAGAGCAGCTGTCCGCCGAGGCCTGGAAGGACATATTCACGGCGAGCCTGAACCAGGAGCAGCGCATGGCGGCCGGGCTGCGCGGCGGGTTCGTCATGCTGGGAGAAAGCACCAGCGGGATGAGCCAGCGCAAGATGGGCGACCTGATCGAACTCATGTACGCATGGGGCGCCAACAACGGCGTGCAGTGGTCCGAACAGATCGAGATCCCAGGATGGGTGCGCTAATGAGCCATCAAGCAGTAGCTTGGGCGCTCAAGCAGCCCGTCAGGCATTCGCCAGCCAAGTTCGTGCTGGTGGTGCTGGCGCATCACGTCAACGCCACAGCGGCGCGGCCCTGGAACGCTTTCGCGTCTGTCACGCTGGTGGCGCAGGAAACCGGGCAGAACCGCAAGACGGTGCTGGAAAACCTGCGCCGACTGGTTGATCTGGGCTATTTGGTGGACTCTGGCGAACGCGTTGGCGCGACTGGCCGAATCCCCGTTTGGAACCTGACAGAGCCTTCTAATAGTCCCGAAACCGGGACCATTGAACAGTCCCAAGATAGGGACCATTCAACAGTACCAAAACAGGGACCATTGAACGGTACCAAAATTGGGACCATTGAGGGTAATGGTACCGAAACTGGGACCGTTACCCCCGTCGAACAGTCCCAAAACAGGGACCATTCCGAGTTAGTGGAAACCCGGGTAATGGTCCCAAATTCTCCTACAGAACAGGAGATAAAAGAAGTAATAGGTAAGACCAGTAAAAAGAGTAACTCTGTGGTCGAAAAATCGCCGAAAGGCACTTCGACCCGCGGCGACCGTCTTCCCGGCGACTGGGTGCTGCCCCGGAGCTGGGGCCTGTCCGCACAGAGGCTATGCCCAGGGCTGACCGTGGAACGCATCCGCGAAATCGCCGAGGAGTTCCGCGACTACTGGGTCGCGCTGCCGGGCGCCAAGGCCTGCAAGCTCGACTGGGAGGCCACCTGGCGCAACTGGGTGCGCAAGGAAGGCCGCAACGCCATGCCGCGCAATGGCCGTTCTTCCGTCGTCGGCGTCGACGCACACGGGGTGCCCCTGTGAACGGCCAGATCGCTCTCCTCGCCATGCGCAAGCGCGGGAAACGTCCGTCGGACGTGTTCGTGCTGGTGCTGGACGCCGAACCGCAGCAACGCGGCTTCATGGCTGCCGAGGAAGCGATCAACTGCGGGGGCTTCCCCGAAATCGACATTACCCCCTCTGATGTTCCGAATTTGCTGGACCTGCGTTGCCTTCGTGGTGTGCGGGTCCACATCTGTGGCTGCGATGCGCAGCGTGTCCGGGCTGTGGCAAACCACGTCCGCGAGTTTGAACCCTCCGAAATCCTGGCCGTCGCCGACGGCAACATCCTCCGCTGGAAACCGAAACCATGAGCATGATTTTCTCGTCCGACGATACGAACTTCGCGGAGTACTACGCCGCCGCTGAGCCTGCGGTGAAGGTCCATTCCGCAACCACCTGGGCCGAAGAACTGGCCAACTTGTCCGATGCGCCGGCCCGCGTCATCGGTGCCAGGCTTCCGTGGAAGGCAACCCACGACAACATCCGTTTCCGTGAGGGCGAGGTCACCTTGTGGGCCGGGATCAATGGCTCAGGCAAGTCCCAGTGTCTCGGCAACGTGGTGTTGGGGTTTGCCGCCCAGAACGAGCCCGCGTGCGTGGCTTCCTTCGAAATGGCGCCGATCCGTACCCTGGAGCGCATGCAGCGCCAAGCCGCAATGTGTTCGACACCCGCTCGCGATTTCACCGACCGGTTCATGGGCTTGCTGGACAAGCGCCTGTGGATCTACGACCAGCTCGGGCAGGTCGACGCGCAGATGCTGTACGCGGTCATCCGCTACTGCGCGCGCAAGCTGGGCGTAAAGCAGATGATCGTGGACAGCCTCATGAAGTGCGTGCGCGGCGAGGACGACTACAACGGCCAGAAAGCGTTCGTTGATGCCCTGGGTGCCATCGCCCGTGAGGAAAAGATCCACATCCACCTGGTGCACCACGTCAAGAAGGGCGACACCGAAGACAAGCCGCCCACCAAGTGGGATGTCAAAGGCTCCGGGGCCATCGTCGACCAGGTGGACCAGCTCCTGATCGTCTGGCGAAACAAGCTCAAGGAACGTGCCATCCAGAAACTTGCGGCCCAGGGCGAGCCTGTCGACGACGAGACCTATTCCAAGCCCGACGTTCTGCTGTGCTGCGAAAAGAACCGCAACGGCGAGTGGGAAGGGCGCGTCCCCCTCTGGTACCACAAGGACAGTCTGCAATATACGGGCGATCCCCGCTGCAAGCCGCTCAACTTCCTCGGGAGCCTTGCATGACTACACCGAACTTTACCGCCCAGGCCGACGTGGCTTTGGATCACATGGCCGGCACGCTGGCGGACACTTACGCGCGCGCGCACGTTTCGGACGCCTACACGCTGACGCTGCCGTACCCGATTTCGGCAAACCGATATTGGGCCAGCCGCACGGTCACGCCCAGGGGCAAGCCGTCGTTCACCAGCACCTACGTGACGAAAGAGGCGCAGGACTACAAGGCCCAGGTGAAGAAGCTGGCGCTGGTCGCGGGCGTGCGCAAGCCGATTGCCGGCCGCGTTCGGGTGGAGTTCACCCTGTACCCGAACCGCCCGCAGGACTGGCAGAAGCGCATGCGCAAGGACGGCGCCGCCTGGGATGACACGGTGCAGTGCCTGGACCTGGACAACGCCCAGAAGGTGGTGCTGGACAGCCTGAAGGACGTGGTCTTCCAGGATGACGCCTGGGTGCGCGAGATCAGCGCCCGCCGGGCCGAGCCGGACGAATTCGGCGCCCGGCTGGTGGCGGTGGTCACGCCGCTGGCCGTCGAACGGCCGCAAACCGACCTCTTTGGAGCGGTGGCGCAGGAGCGCAAAGCATGAGCAACCCGAACCAGGGCGCCGCGACCCGCTCGCGCAACGAAGAAATCGAGCGCCGGCTCACCGCTGGCGAGAGCGGCCCGGCGCTGGCCGCCGCCTTCGGCATCACCCAGCCGCGCGTGCACCAGATCGCCCGAGCCGTCCGTGAGGCCAGGGGCGACCTGGCGCCGAAGGCCAAGCCCGGCCCGCGCATCCGGCCGCGCCTGCGCAAGGTCGAGCTGGGCCTGTGGCTGTGCGCCGGCGGCGGTGTCGAGCGCCGCGGCGAGACCCAGCTGGAGGCGTATGACCGCTGGCTGAAGGCGTCCTTAGCCAGCCACGTCGGCGCGCACGCCGCGCCGCATGAGCCGGAGCCGGAGCGTCCCTATGCCGGGCCCGTCACGGTCATCCCTGGCGTTCGTCCTGGCCAGGCCTTGCGCCTGCCCCCGGCTCTGCTGCTGAACGGCGCCCGGGCCCGCGCGGCGCAACCTTACACGCCGTCGCTCTCGGGCGGCCGGCGGGGAGGTGAGTGATGCGCAAGATCCTCGCGCTACTACGGGCTATGCGGCCGTCCTCGTTTCAATTCATCCATTCCGCGCGCCAGCCTGCCGACGCCGCCGGGCAGTACCGAGCGGCGCAGGAGTTCATGGAGATGCACGGCGTCGAGCAACGCATAGGAGACCATATGCAAAACCCATTCGAAGACGCGGACGCCGTCGAAGACCTGCTGGTCAACGTCTGGTACCCCTGGACCACTCGCGGCTGCCGGCCGCCCAGGCTGAAAGGGTCGGCCATGTTCCGCGACATCCCGCCGGCGCGCGGCGCCGTCTGGGACGACATGGACGAGCGGGAAGTCCGCCTGGCCAGGATCAAGGCCGAGCGGACGCAGTGGTGCATCGACCGGCTGACGACCATGCAGGCCGTGGCGGTGGACCTGCATTGCGCCAACCGCCTGGGCGGCGCGGTGTGGCGCACTGGCCGCCTGTCGCCCGAACAGGCCATGGACCTGTACCAGGAAGCCAAGGCCGCGCTCATCCCCGACCTGATCGCCAAGGAGTTGATTCCAAACGACTATGCGACGGCCGGGGCTTGCCTTCCCGGCCGATCAGGATTAGGATGCGCGGCATAGACGTAACAACTGCGTCCGAAGCCCTGGCCCACAAGCCGGGGCTTTTTCGTTTCTGCCCTTGATCTCTGGTTGGTCCCAGAGGCGGGGGCTTTTTATTTCTACCCAGGGAAAAGTAGCCGGATATAGCCATGGCAGGTGGATCGAAACCAGGTGAGCGCCGCGGGGGCCGCAAGAAGGGCGTCCCGAACAAGGCGACCGCTGAAATCAAGGCGCTGGCCCAGCAGCACGGGCCCGAAGCGATCGCGACGCTCGTCTCGATCATGAAGGCCACGAAGCAACCGCCGGCCGCGCGCGTCGCTGCCGCCAAGGAGCTGTTGGATCGCGCCTACGGAAAGTCCGTGCAGCCCATCGAGGGCGGCGACCCGGACAAGCCCATCAACATGGCGTTGCAGATCGCCTTCCGTCGTCCTGGAGCCTGACATGGGCGCCCGCGACCTTCCCGTGCTGGAATTCCCCGAAAAGCTGCAATGTCTTTTCGAGCCGGCGCGGTACAAGGTTGCCCACGGCGGGCGCGGCTCGGCCAAGTCCTGGTCGTTCGCACGTGCACTGCTGGCACTCGGCGCCCAGCGCAAGCTGCGCATCCTGTGCACGCGCGAGGTGCAGAAGTCCATCAAGGATTCGGTGCACAAGCTGCTGTCGGACCAGATCGAGGCCATCGGCCTGGGCTGGTTTTACCAGATCCAGAACAACGAGATCCGCGGCGCCAACGGGACGGAGTTCCTATTCGCCGGCCTGGCCGACCACACCGTCGAGTCCATCAAGTCCTATGAGGGCGTGGACGTCGTATGGGTGGAAGAGGCGCACAAGGTCAGCAAGCGCTCGTGGGACATCCTGATCCCGACCATCCGCAAGGAAGGATCGGAAATCTGGATCTCGCTGAACCCCGAGCTGGAATCGGACGAGACCTACAGCCGCTTCGTGCTGGACCCGCCGGCCAATGCCGTGGTGGTCCAGATCAACTATTCCGACAACCCTTGGTTCCCCGACGTGTTGGAACAGGAACGGCTGGAATGCCTGCGGCGCGACCCGAAGGGTTACCCGCAGATCTGGGAAGGGAAATGCCTGCCGGCGGTGGCCGGCGCCATCTACTACGACGAGATGGCCGCGGCGCAGGAACAGGGCCGCATCACCAACGTTCCCTACGATCCCATGCTCAAGGTCCACGTGGTTGTCGACTTGGGCTGGAACGATGCCATGTTTATCTCCCTTGTCCAGCGCGGCCTGTCCGACCTGCGCGTCATCGAGACCCTGGAAGACAGCCACAAGACGTTGGACTGGTACTCCGCAGAGCTGCGCAAGCGCAACCTGAACTGGGGGACGATGTTCCTGCCTCACGACGGCCGCAACAAGGACTTCAAGACCGGCAAGAGCAGCCAGGAAATCATGGAGGCGCTTGGCTGGACGGTCGACATCACGCCCAGCATGTCCGTCGAGGATGGCATCCGGACTACGCGCATGGCCTTCCCCCGCTTGTACTTCGACAAGACGAAGTCGGCGCGCATCGTGCAGTGCGCCAAGCGCTACCGCCGCAGCGTGAACCAGCAGACCAATGAGCCTGGTGCGCCCCTGCACGACGAGTTCAGCCACGGCGCCGACAACCTGCGCTACATCGCAATCAATGCCGACCGGATGACCAACGAAACCTGGGGCGGCGCTCTCAACTATCCGAACCTGGGCCTGGCCTGATGGACAAGATCGATAAGATGGACGACGAGACCTTCGACGGCCTCGTCGATGATGAGGTCTCGCAGTCCGTTGCGTGGCTGGACTCGGCGATCAAGGACGAGCGCGAGCGCAACTACCAGTTCTACCTCGGCCTGCCTCAGGGCAACGAGGTCGAGGGCCGCTCGCAGGTCGTTTCCTGGGACGTGTTCGAAACCGTCGAGTCGGTGCTCCCCGACCTGCTGGATATCTTCCTGGCCGGCGACAACATTGGGGAGTTCGAACCCACCGGGCCCGAGGATGAGTCGGGCGCCGCGCAAGCGACCGACTACATCAACCACCTGGTGCGCAAGCAGAATCCGGGCTTCCTGGTGTTCAACACTTGGTTCAAGGACGCGATGCTGGCCAAGCTGGGTATCGTGCGGGCCTACTGGAACGCCGCCAAGTCGGTCAAGAAGGAGCAGTACCGCGGGCAGACCGAAGAGCAGCTGACCATGATGCTGGATGCCGAGGGCGTCGAGATCATCTCCCAGGATGGGTATCCTGACCCGGCCGACGAGGCCATGCGACAGGAAGCGCAGCAGCAGCTGCAGACCATGTCGCCCGAGCAGGCCCAGCAGGTTCAGCAGATGTTGCAGCAGCCGGTCAAAATGCTCTACGACGTCGAGATCCGGGTGACGCGCCCGGCCGGCAAGGTGTGCATCGAGGGGGTGCGGCCAGAGACCTTCATCATATCCAAGCGCGCCACGAAGCAGGCCGACGCCATCTTGCAGGGCGAAATCCGGCCGTTCACGCGCTCCGACCTGGTCGAAATGGGCATCGACAAAGAAGACGCCTACACGGTCCAGGACTACGAATACCGCATCCTGGAGACGGGCGACTCGCTCAAGGAGCGCGCCGAGCACGAATCCAGCACCTGGAGGCTGGGCGAACCGGAAAGCACCGACAAGGCGACTGAAGAGGTGGTTCTCTTCTGCGGCTACATCAAGGCCGATTTCAACGGCGACGGCATCGCGGAATGGCGCTATGTGCTGCGCGGCGGCAACAAGACGCTGAAGAACGTCGAGGCGGACGACGGCCCGGACTACTGCCTGCTGACGCCCATCCCGATACCGCATGCGGTCTACGGCATGGCGCTGGCCGACCCGGTCGCGCCGATCCAGATCACGAACACGGCCCTGCAGCGCCAGTATCTGGATTCGCTGTACCTGGCCAACAACCCGCGCACCTACGCGATTGAAAACCAGGTCAACCTGGACGACCTGCTGTCGAACCGCATTGGCGGCTTGGTGCGCATGAAATCGGCCAACGCCGCCGGCCCGCTCCAGACCACCAACGTCTCGGGCGAGGCGTTGCAGGGCATCGAGTTCATGGACAGCCGCCGCGAGGCGCGCACGGGCGTCACTCGCTACAACCAGGGACTAGACGCCGACAGCCTGAACAAGACCGCCACGGGCGTCACCAAGATCATGGGCAAGGGCGACAAGCGCATGCTGATGATCGCCCGCATCTTCGCCGAGACCGGCGTCAAGGACCTGTACCGCCTCGTGCTGCGCCTAGTGTGCCAGTATCAGGACAAAGCCGCAGTGGTGCGCCTGCGCAACCAGTTCGTCGCCTTCGACCCGCGCGAGTGGTCGCACGAGATGGACGTCACCATCAACGTGGGCCTGGGCACGGGCGACAAGTCCGAGCAGGTGGCCATGTGGCAGCAGGTCATTGCCATGCAGCAGCAGGCGATCGAGGCCGGGTCCAGCCTGGCCGACGAGTCGAACGTCTACAACGCCCTGCAGCAGGTCATGAAGGCGATGGGCATCAAGGGCGCGGAGCTTTATTTCACCGACCCGGCCAACGCCAAGCCGAAGGACCCGCCGCCGCCGTCTCCCGAGGAAATCCTGGCCAAGGCGCAGGTTGAGGCCGAGCGCGTCAAGGCCGAGGCCATGCTGGAAGGGAAGCGGCTCGACCTGGAAGCCAAGAAGCTCGAACTGCAGATGAAACAGATCGAGCTGCAGCAGAAGCAGGAAGAACTCGGCATCAAGAACCGCGACTCCCTGGTCAAGGCTGCCACGGCCGCCGACGAGCAGGAACGCGCGGACCGTCAAGAGCGCCGTGACACGCTGCAAACCCTCATGAGCCCCGGATATGGACACCAAGGACAGTATTGACCTGGCCCGCGCCGAGCGCGCGAGGCTGATCCTCGAAGACCCGCTGGTGGTTGAAGCGCTGGCAGACATCCGCGCGGAGCTGCTGGCTGCCTGGCAGGCGTCGCCGGCGCGCGATACCGAGGGCCGCGAGCACCTTTTCCGCTTCTTCAAGGTGGCCGAGAAGTTCGAGCTGGCTTTGAAGATCCACATGGAGACCGGAGCACTGGTTTCCGCCCACCTGAGGGCCGAGGAAGAGCGAAAGAGCGCCTTGACCCGTGCAAAGGAGTTCCTCCGTGGCTAAGAAACAGCAGCCGGCCAACGAGCCGCAAGATCAGACCCAGGACCAGCCCGCCGACCCCGTCGTGCCGCCGCCGGCCGATTCGAACCCCGCCGAGCCGCTGGGAGTGTTCATCGCGCGCCACGAGGACGCCGCCATGGCGCTGGGCATCGTCGTGACCATGATCATCCATCCCAACGCCGACGAGGGCGTGCATGCGGGACGCTACGGCGGTATCCGCCTGGGCGCCGGCGAAGCGCTGGCGACGTACAGCGACGGGACGAAGCACCAATGATTTCTTGGGCAAGCCGCCAGCCCTTGATGGCGGCCCGTAGAAAGACCAACCGATCGGCCCGCAGATAGCGGGCCTTTTTGTTGTCGGAGTCAAACCTCACGAGGTATTTGCAATGGACGAAAGCACCACCATCGAGCAACTTGTAAGCCAAATGGCGCAGTCGGATGATCCCGAGCTGCAGGAAGGCGATCCCGCCCAACCCGAAGGGGAGGCGAACAGCGCAGTCCAGCCGGCCGGCGAGCAGGACGACGACCCTCAGGACGATCCTGACGGCAGTTCCGACGACAACCCCGCCGCGGCGTCGCCGGATGATCAGGTCATCGAGTGGGAAACCAGTTCGGGTGAAAAGTTCTCTGCGCCCGTGGCCGAGCTGAAAGCCGGCTACATGCGCAACCAGGACTACACGCACAAGACGCAAGAATTGGCGCGTGAGCGTGATTCGTTCAACGAGCGGGTACAGCAGCAGTTCCAGCAGGTCCAGCAGTTCGCGCAGGCGCTCGGTGAGCTGCATGTGCAGGACCGGATCGTAAAGCAGCTCGAGGCGAACATCGCCCAGATCAACCGCTATGACGACCCGACCGGCTACAGCAGCGCAGTGAGCGAACTGATGATGGCCACCAAGCAACGGGATGGGTTGGCCGCCCATCTCCAGACCGTGCAGCAGGCCCGCACTCAAGAGCAACACCAGGCATTCCTGGCTGCTCAAAAGCAAGCGGCAGCTGAACTGTCTACGGGGCCGAACGCGATCCCTGGTTTCGGCAAGGAACTGGTTCAGAAATTGAACGTGACCGGCCGGGATTACGGCTTTTCCCCCGAGGAGATGTCGACCATCACCGACCCTCGCCATATTCGGGTGCTGCATGACGCGATGAAGTACCGCGAGCTGCAGGCCAAGAAGCCCGAGGCGATGAAAAAGGTGGCTGCCGCGCCGAAGCCGGCGCCGCAAACCCGGTCCGTCCCTCCCAACACCGTGCAAAAGGCTGCCAAGAGCTTCGCCGCCAAGCCCTCGATCGAGGCCATGGCCGTGCTCATGAACGCCGCCAACAAGTGAGGTAATCATGGCAAAACTCGCCAACTCTTTCGCCACTTTCGACGCGGTTGGCAACCGCGAGGCCCTGTCGGACGCGATCTACAACATCTCGCCCGAGGAAACCCCGTTCGTCTCGGCCATCGGCAAGGGCAAAGCCACCGCCGTGTACGAGGAATGGCAAACCGACGCCCTGGAAGCCGCGACCAACAACAAGGTCGTGCAGGGCAACGAGCCGACCCCGCAGGTGATCACGCCCACGGTGCGCCTGGGCAACCGCACGCAGATCTCCGAAAAGACCTTCGCCGTCACCGGCACGCAGGAAGTGGTCAACAAGGCCGGCCGCAAGTCTGAAGTGTCCTACCAGGACGTGAAAAAGATGGTCGAGCTGAAGCGCGACATCGAATTTGCCGCCCTGCAGAACACCACCGCCATCGCCGCGGCGTCCGCTACCGCCCCGCAGTCGCGCGGCGCGCTGGGCTTCATCAAGACCAATACTAGCAAGGCCAGCGACGGCGCTGATCCCGATCCCGTGGCCAACACGGCGCCGACCGACGGCACGCAGCGCGCTTTCACCGAGGCCCTGCTGGTCGATGCCGCCACCAAGGCCTGGAACAGCGGTGGCAATCCCAACCTGCTGTTCCTGCCGTCGGCCCAGCGCCCGGTCTTCTCCGCGTTCAACGCCGGCGCGCAGAAGCAGTACGCCATCAACGAGAAGGAGCTGACGGCCACCATCGCGGTGTACGAGGGCGACTACGGCACCTACAAGGTGGTGAACAGCCGCTACCAGCGTCAGCGCGACGTCTTCGGCATCGACCCCAGCATGTGGTCGGTGCTGACCCTGCGGCCGTTCAAGTCGACCGAGCTGGCCAAGACGGGCGACAACGTCAAGAAGATGGTCAACACCGAGTGGACGCTGAAATGCGACAACGAGGCGGCCAACTTCGCGGTGCGTGACCTGACGACGGCGTAAGCCACCCTGAAGGGAGGCCCCCCGGCCAATAACCGGGGGCCTTTTCTATGGAAAAACACCTCCTTTCCGCCTCGCGCGGCACGCAGACGATCTTCCACAAGGCAGATGGCCGGATCGGCCTGCAGACGGTCGCCGACGTCGAGAAAATCGTCGATTTCGCGCACAGCCTGGCCGCCTCTGGCCAGACGCACGCGGCGAACGGTGACCGCCATGTGGCGGAAATCCCCATCGTGGCTCTCAATGCCTGGGCACAGATGCGCGGCGTTACCTATGACGCAGTTATGCAGGATTCTCGATTGCTCCGCGAGTTCTTGAACGACCCGGCGAACGCTGCTTTCCGTGTCCACGGAGGCCGGGTATGAGCATCACGAACTACGCGGAGCTGCAAGCCGCTATCGGGCGCTGGCTAAGCCGCACCGACCTGGCGCCAGTGGCTCCGGATCTGATCACCTTGGCCGAAGCCCGATTTAACCGCAACCTTCGGGTGCGCCAGATGGAAAACACGGTGACGCAGACCATCGCCGCGCCAGTGGTGGCCTTCCCTGCGGACTGGCTGGAGCTGCTCGGCGAGCCCACCGTCGACGGCGCGCCGCTGCACTTCGTGACCAGCGATCAGATGCGGGAGCGGCGCGGTGGGATGGGGCGTTTCGAGGGCGACTACTACACCATTCGAGGCGACGACCTGGTGGTGGGCGCCCGCATCGACAACACCGTCGAACTCGAATTCACCTACTACGCCCGCATTCCGGCGCTGACGACTGCCGCGCCGCAGAATTGGCTGCTGGCCGCCGGGCCAGATATCTACCTGTACGGCTCGCTGCTGGAAGCCGAACCGTACCTGAAAAACGACCCCCGAATCGAGACGTGGCGATCGCTATTGCAGGTGGCCCTGGGCGACCTGCAGGCGTCGAGCGACAAAGCCAAGTTCTCGGGCGGTTCGTTGGAGATTCGCCAGTGATTCCCTTCATCGGCTTCGCGCCCGACCTCGACCCGACGACGCCTGGCGTAATCACGGACTGCTCGATGCTGGTCCCGGGCACGAAGGGTATGCGCGCTGCGCCGAAATCGGTGGATTCGGGCCTGCCTGCGCTTCCTGGGGCGGTGCATGGTGCTGCTGCGGTGACGCGGCTGGACAACGCCAAGCGGCTCATTGTCGGGACGAACAACCAGCTGTTTGAGCGCGTGTCGCTCGCCTGGTCTGACGTTTCGCGCGCCGGCGGCTACTCGACGATCACGGATAACCGGTGGCGCTTCGCCCAGTTCGGGAATGCCACGCTGGCAAGCAACAGCGCCGACCCCATCCAGCAGAGCGTGTCCGGAGCGTTTTCCGATATCGCTGGCGCTCCGAAGGCGCAGATCATCGAAGTAACGCAGGGGTTCGTTTTCGCGTTCAACACCGACGACCCCCTTTTCGGTGACAGCCCCGACCGCTGGTGGTGCTCGGGCATCTACGACCACACGGTGTGGGCGCCCTCGATCGCCTCGCAGTGCGCGAGCGGGCGGCTCTTGGACTCGCCGGGCGAGATCCTGGCCGGCCGGGCCCTGGGCAGCGACATGATCGCGTACAAGGAACGGTCCATGTACATCGGCCGCTATCAAGGGCCACCGGTTGTGTGGGCCTGGCAGATGGTGCCGGGTGAGATTGGCGCGACGAATCAGGAGTGCGTGGTGTCGATCGGCACGGCGCATGTGTTCATCGGCTGGGACAACTTCTATATCTTCGACGGCACGCGGCCGCAGGCCATTGGCGACTCGGTGAAATCCTGGTTCTTCCGCGACCTGAACCAGACCTATCGCTATCGAGTCATTGGACAGCATGACGCCATCAGCGGGCTCGTCATCTGGTACTACCCCTCGAATTCGAGCACGGACGGGTCGATCGACTCGGCCATCGTCTACAACTACCGCCGCAATCAGTGGGGCCGTGCAAACCGTCGTATCGAGGCGGTCATCGATTACGCCTCGGCCCAGATTACCTACGACTCGTTGGGTGACCTGTACGCGACCTATGAAGACCTCCCGCAGATTCCCTATGACTCGCCCTTCTGGCTGTCGGCTTCCGTAGTGCCGGCGATCGTGGGAGTGGACCACAAGGTGGCGTCCCTGACTGGCGACGGCGAGGAGTCCATGGCCATGACCGGGGATTTCGGTGACGACTGGCAGTACTCGACGCTCCAGGGTGTGCGCCTGCGCTTCGCCCAGAACCCCGCCACCGGGGCATGCCAGACATTCCACCACAGCGGCGTCGGCACGCCGCTTGAGATCGGCGTCGCTTCGGTGCTGGCCGACGGAAAATTCGATGTTCTGCGCTCGGCGCGGTTTCACCGTGCGCAGATGACCTTCACGGGCAACATGGAACTGATCGGCTTTGAACCACGTATGCAGGCCGATGGGGAACGATGATGAAGATTCCACCGGACGCCAATCTGCCGGCCGCCAAGGACGGCGTCAGCTACCTGCAGCAGTTGACCTTCGCTATTTCGCGGCTGTGGTCAGGTATGGCAATTCAGGTCAACAACATGGCCGAAGGCCGCATCGAGGCGTCTTACAACGCGCTCGCGGCGCCTCCCACGGCCGGGGACTTCAAGCAGGGCGATGTCATCCGCAACGTCGCGCCGGTGGAGGCGGGCACGGCTGGGTCGCGTTACGTGGTCACGGGCTGGATCTGCGTGGCCAGCGGGAACCCTGGCACGTGGCGCCAGCAGCGCGTGATGACGGGGAATTGATGCGCACGCTCACGCACTTTGACCCGGCCCGGCTGGACAGGGTCTGGCCCGACGTCGCGCCGCTGCTGTCCGCGGCGCTCGAAAAAGGCGAGGGCGAACTGGATTTGTCCCAGTTGCGCATGCTGATCACTGCGCGCCAAGCTGACCTGGTGCTGGTGCATGAGGGTGATTCCCTGGTTGGCGCCCTGGCCATTGAATTCATCCAGTACCCGAATTACCGCGTCGCCAGCTTCATCGCGACGGGCGGCCGCCGGCTGTTCGCGCGTGAGGGCGATGTGGCGCAGTTGAAAATGTGGCTCAAGGACCGTGGCGCCAGCAAGATCCAAGGTTATTGCCCGCCGTCGGTGGCAAGGTTGTGGGGCCGCCTGGGCTTCCATGTAGCGTATCAAGTGGTGAGGTGTGACCTATGAGTCGATATCGTGACGATGGCGGGTTTTACGACCCGTCCGACAAGGGCCCCGGCGATCGGGGCTTTTCTTTTGGTCGCAGCCGGCCGGCGTTCAAGGGCGGTGGCGGCGGGAGCACGACGCAGACCACTAAGGTGGAGCTGCCGGGGTATGTGCAGCCGTATGCCGAACGCCTGATGGACTGGTCCTATAACCTGTCGCAGACGCCCACGCCTGTATACGGCGGCCAGTTGACCGCGGGGCTCAATCAGGACCAGCTCACGGCGATGAACGCGATCCGGTCGCGCGCGCTAAATGGCTCGGCCGACATCAACGCGGCGCGTCAGGGCCTGACGTCAACCTTGCAGGGCCAGTACATGCGCGGTGCGGAAAGGAATCCGTATGCCGGGGACAATCCATACCTGGACCAGGCCATCCAGAAGACGCAGGGCGACATCGCGCGGAACTATGCCGCGGGCACGGGTGCGCAGACGCTGGCTCAGTTCCGCAATTCCGGCGCGTTCGGCGGATCGGCCATGCAAGAGACCCAGGACATGCAGAATCGCGCGCTGGGCGATACGCTGGCCAACGCCAGCAGCGGCATGCGGATGCAGGATTACGACATTCAGCGGCAGATTGCGGCCCAGGATCTCCAGCGCGACGACGCGTTGTGGAATTCCGAGCGGCAGCGCCAGATGCAGGCCATGGGCCTGGCGCCGAGCCTCGCCAACACCGACTACCAGAACTACCAGGCGCTTCTGGGCATTGGCGACATCCAGCGCGAGTACAGCCAGAGCCAGATCAACGATGCCCTGACGCGGTGGCAGCAGCAGGTGAGCCAACCGTACCAGCAGATGGAAATCCTCGCCAACGGGATCACGGGCGCGACCGGTGGCGGAATCGCGCGCAATCAGGTGGGGCCGAACCCGAATCAGGTCAACCGCACGGCGGGCGCGCTGGGTGGCGCCCTGGGCGGCGCCGGCATGGGTTCGATGTTCGGGCCCTGGGGTACGGCCATCGGCGGCGGCCTGGGACTTCTGGGCGGCCTGTTCGGCTAAGGGGTAGACATGGGAATTCTCGACGGCCTTTTCGATTCGGGCAACCACGAATCGATCATCGGTGCCTTTGGCGCTCCAATCCAAAAGGTGACCGACCCTATGGCGTGGCTGCCCGGTGGCCTGGGCGACAAGTGGGTCGACCTCACCAGCCACAAGATCCCGGAGATGACGAACCGGGTTGGCTCCAAGGTCATGACGCCGTTTGACCGCATCGACGAGACGATCAACCCTGTGCGGCAGATCCCGATCGTGGACCGTGTGGGCGACGTCATCCGCGACAAGCCGGGGGATGCAGTCGGAATTGCGCTGGGCGGCTACTTCGCCGCGCCAGCGATTGCTGGTGCTGCTGGCGCCGGCGGTGCTGGAGGCGCGGGCGCCGGCGCGGCGGGCGGGGCTGGCGGCGGTCTCGGTGGTGGCATGGGTGCGCTCGGCACGGGCACCTTCAACACCATGGGCGCCTACGCCACCCCCCTTATGCAAGGGCTGGGAACTGGCACCGCCGGCACAGGCATGGGCGCTACGGGCACCAGCGCGGCTACGCTCGGCAGTGGCGCTGCGGCGGCCAGCCCGTTCTCAGCGGTGGACGCGATGCAGATGGGGCAGAGCATGCTCGGCCAGCAGCAGCGCCAGCAGCAGCAACCGCAGCAGATGCCCATGATGGGCGGTGGTGGTGGCACGAATATGCGCGGACTGTTTTCCCAGCTCATTCCACAGGTTACGCCGCGCCAGGTTAGTCGGACGTCCGGCCTGTTGGACAAAATCATCGGAGGGCTTTGAAATGGCAGGCCTCTTGGACTCTCTCTACGCGAACGGCGGCCAGAATCCCCTTTCGATGGGGCTCTTAGGCATGGGAGCCGGCCTGCTCGCCGGTGCGAACGGCAACTACGGCGCCTTCGGGCCGGCGCTGGCCTCGGGAATGATGGGGGCCGCGCAGGGCATGCAGCATGCGCGGGATTCCGAATTGCAGAACGCGTACCGCCAGGCCCAGATCGAGAAGCTGACGCAGGACGCCACGAAGCAGCGCGGCATTCAGACGCTGCTGGCGTCACGCTTCGGCGGTGGCGCGTCCGGTGGCCAGGGTGGCGCTGCGCGCGGATCTGGGCCGGCCGCCAGCGCGTTTCCGCTGAGCCTTCAGGACGTCACGATGCTCAAGGCCATGGGCGGCCCGGATCTGCTGGACCAGCTCAAGTATGCCAACGAGGGCGCCAAACGTGAGGCCGGCGCCACGTACCGCAATCCGATGACCGGGCAGATGGAGTTCGTACCGAAGGTCGGCGAGGGCATGCAGGTGGTCTACGGAGCCGATGGCGTCCCGACGGTGCGACCCATCCCCGGCTACAGCGCCGCGAACGCCGGCGCCGAGGGCGCGCGGGCTGGTGCCATCGCTGCGGCACAGTTGCCGTTCAACATTGCCCAGAATCGTGATCAGCAAACCACGGCCGCCGGCCTCGATCTCGTGGACATCCCCGACGGTGCTGGCGGTACGTTCAAAGGAACGCGCGCACAGGCGGCTGCATTGCTCCAAGGCCTGCCCGGCCAAGGAATGAGCGCCGGCGGCGGAATGCTTCCCCGCCAGGGCATCGGCTATACGCCCGGCCCGGTCGCGCAGGACGCTGCCAAGAGCATCAACAGCGATTGGCTGTCGAACAGCTACCGGCCTGCGCTGGACGACGGCAAGGCCGCGTCGGATCTGTCGAGCAGCCTTGCGGCCTTCCGGAGTATCCCGTTGGAAACCGGCTGGGGCACCGAGACGAAGGCCGCGGCTGCCAACCTGCTGACCAGCCTTGGCATCGCGCCCGAATCGGTCCAGCAGTACGCTACCGACGCGCAGCGCTTCCAGTCGGTGGCCATGGACCGCCTGCAGAACGCGTTGATGCTGCAGAAGGGGCCGCAGACCGAGGGCGACGCACAGCGCGCAGCGCAGACCTTCGCGCGGCTTTCGAACACGCCGGCCGCCAACCAGTTCATCGTCGATTTCGCTCAGGCGCAAGCCAACCAGCGCATGCGCAAGGCCCAGTACTACGAGGCGGCCCTGCCGCTGGCCCAGCGCGACGGCGACCTGTCGCGGGTGGATCGGGAATGGCGCAAGATTCAGGGCTCGCTCTGGAACGATCCGATCATGGCGCAGTACCGCACGCAGGAGCGTCGGTAATGACTCAGCCCCTGTTCACCGCGCTTGAAGAGCAATACCGGCTGCCGGCCGGCCTGCTTGACAGCGTTTGGTCGGCCGAATCGAGCCGCGGGAAGAACATGCTATCGCCGAAGGGCGCGCAGGGGCATTTTGGGTTTATGCCCGAGACCGCAGCCCAGTACGGTGTGACCGACCCCAACGACTTGCCGACGGCGGCCCGCGGAGCGGCGCGGATGTACCGCGACATGATCGACCAGACGGGCGACCTAGACAGCGCGCTGGCCGCGTACAACTGGGGAATCGGCAACCTGCAGCGCAAGGGCATCGATCGGGCCCCGGGCGAAACCCGCGGCTATATCCAGAAGGTGAGGGCAGGCATGGCACAACAAAACGACCCCTGGGAAGAGCTGAACCGCCAGTTCTCCCAGCAGAGCGCGGCGCCGGCGCGGCAGGAGGCCGACCCCTGGGAGCAGTTGAACCAGCAGTTTGCGATGCCTGCGGTGCCTGCCCAGCAGCAACAGCAACTGCCGCGCACCGAGCAGCCCGTCGCCGGCGAGGTGCTGACCAGCCGCAGCCCTGACGGCGCCATGCGCCTGGAATGGGGCGGCACGGACGCCGCGGCGTCTGCCCCTCGCGTTCCCGATGGCATGCCGCTGCGAGACCTGGGCGGCAACGCTCGTCTTCCGCCGGAGCTTCAGCCGGATGCTGCGGAGAAAAAGGGATTTCTCGACGGCATTGGCTCTCCATCCGAATGGGCACGTCAGACGGGGCTCACCGCGCGTTACGGGCTGGAGGGGTTGGGCCAGGCTGCCCAGCTGGTGACCGAGCCCTTGCGCCGGTATGTCGTTAACCCCGCGGCTGATCTGATGGGCCTGCCGCCCGCTACGTCGTCCGGCAGCACGATGGCAGCGTTCGCGGATACCCTGGGCCTGCCTTCGCCTGAAACGCGACAGGAGCGCATCGTGGGCGATGCTGCGCGTCTGATGGCTGGCAGCGGTGGCATGATGGGCCTGATGGGTGCGGCCAGCGGCGGCGCGCAGGCTGCTGGCGGCCTTCTGCCCACGGCCAGCGCCACCGGGCTGGGGCAAAGCGTCGCGGCCGGCCTGGCCGCCAATCCCGGCGTGCAACTGGGCTCGGCCGTCGGCGCCGGAACACTGGGCGGAATGGCGCGAGAGAACGGCGCCGGCGCGCTCGGGCAGTTCGGCGCGTCTCTGGCCGGCGGCCTGCTGGGCGGTGGCGCGGTCATGGCCACCAACAGCATCGCGCAGAACGCGCGCAACGTCGCGCAGCGCATGACGGCCAAGCCGGGAGATCTGGATATCCGCTTCAACCGGCTCATGGATGAGGCGGGCGTCGACCTGTCCAAGATCCCCGAGACCGTGGCGCGCGGGCTGCGCGCGGAGATGGAGGCCGCATTGCGCACCGGCCGCGAGCTGCGCCCGGATGCTGTGCGCCGTCTGGCGGATTTTCGGACCGTGGGCGCGACGCCGACGCGCGGCTCGATCACGCTGGACCCGGTGCAGCTCACGCGCGAGCAGAACCTGGCCAAGATCGCCGCCAACAGCGCCGACGACCAACTGGCCGGCCTGCCGCGTATGCAGAATGAGAACAACGCGCGCCTGATCTCCAACCTGAACGAGGCGGGCGCCGCGCGTGCGCCGGAGGCGATCGACGCCGGCGAGGCGGCCATCGGCGCCCTGACGCGCAATCTGGATGCCCAGCGGGCCAACGTGAGCAGCCTATATTCCAACGCCCGCGACAGCGCCGGCCGCAGCTTCCCGCTGGATGGCGCGTATTTCACTCAACGAGCTGGAAAATCGCTCGACGACGCGCTCGTGAGTGGTGCCCTCCCTGCTGATATCCGGAACCATCTGAACCGGATTGCCCAAGGCAAGGTTCCTTTCACTGTCGACTACGCCGAACAGCTCAAAACCGCCATGGGAGACCTGCAGCGAGCCACCAGCGACGGACAGGTGAGAAAGGCAATATCGCTTGTGCGCAGTGCGCTCGATGATACGCCGGTGCTGGGTCTGGGCCAGCAGACGGGCGCCGCCGGAGCGCGCGCGGTGAACCCGGGCAATCTGCCGGCGGCGCCATACAATCCGCAGTTGGGTGAGGAGGCCATTGCCGCCTTCAACCAGGCGCGGGCGGCAAACCGTGCCATGAGGCAAACCGTGGAGTCCAGTCCGGCGCTCACTGCTGTGTTTGAAGGCACTGCCACGCCGGATCAGTTCGTCAGCCGCTATATCCTGGGGAAAAACGCCACCGCCGCCGACGTGGCCGCGCTGCGCCGCGGGCTGGTGGACAACCAGTATGCGATCGGTGCCGTGCGCGACCACCTGGTCGACTACCTCAAGGGCAAGGCGCTGAACGGCGCGGCGGACGAGGTCGGAAAGTTCAGCTCGGCCGCCTACAACAAGGCCCTGAACGCCATCGGCAACCGCAAGCTGGCGCAATTCTTCAGCCCGGCAGAAATCGAGCAGTTGCGCGCGGTGGGGCGTGTGGGCAGCTATATGCAAGCTCAGCCGGTTGGATCGGCCGTGAACAACAGCAATTCGGGCGCGCTTTTGGCCGGCCGCGGTTACGACCTGCTGAAGGGTGCGCTGGGGAAAATCCCGTTCGGAGAATCCGCGCTGCTGACGCCGCTACGGAACATCGAAATTTCGCTGCGTCAGCGCGGCGCCCAGAATGTGCTGCCCGGCCTGCTGGCCGAAGAGATGAGGCGTCAGGGGAGTATGAGCGCCCCGTTCCTGTTGCCCGGCGCAGCCGCGGCTGGCGGTCTACTTGCGGCGCCAGGCGTCAATGGCCCCTAGGATGATGGCCGCCGCGAGGTAACCCAAAAGGATCGGATCGAAGTTCATGCGCAAATTCTACGGTCAAACCGCCGCCGCAGGGCGGCATTTTTATTGGTGACGATATGCCTGTACCTTCCAACGTCGGAGACTTGAACCCCAACCCGGCCGCCAACAGCCCTACCGGCAACGAAACCGTAGGCCCGAACCTGGACGACTATCTGCGCTCCGGTTTCGCATTTACTCGACAGATTGCCGCAGGCTTCGCTGGTGATACCGCGCCGAACAACCCGTTTCCCTATATGTTGTGGGCGGACACTGCGACCGGTTATTCAAAGCGCCGGAACGCCGCCGGCACGGATTGGGTTACCGAAGCCGCGCTATTCCGTCCTGTTCTCAGCGGGTACGCCATCGCCGACTTGCCGACTGCCGACGTGGGCGATATCTTCGTGCCGGGAGTCGGGATTCATCGTTTCAAGTACGGCCGCTACGCGCTGGATAGCTTCCCGCCGCGGCATCGTTCTGGCGGTGTGCTCACCTCGACGGCCACCTCCGTGACGGTGGCAGCCGGCTCATGGCGAGGCGCAGCCAACGATGTGGACATCATTCTCGGCGCGTCCCTGTCCAAAAATCTGCAGGCTTCTGGGGCATGGGCGGCTGGATCCGGCAGCAATGGCATCGTGGGAGGTGTTGCGGCGACTTCGACGTGGTACCACGTGCACGTGATCCGTCAGGATTCCACTGGTGCGATCGACGTTTGCCTGGACACGTCGCCGATAGCGGCAAATCGTCCAGCAGGGTGGTCGGCATATCGCCGTATCGGGGCCGTTTTCAACCAGTCGTCGGGTGGTGTTCGTCCCTTTGTGCAATCAGGCACGGAATTTCGATACTTGGCGCCCGTGAACAATCTCAACAATTCGGCGCTGTCGAACACGAGCCTCACTGTTGCAACGGTATCGACCCCTCTCGGGGTGCAAACCAGAGCGTACATAGGCCTGGCACTTACCGCGCAGTCTGCCGCAGCCTTTGGGTTTGTTTTCACTCCGGGCGATACTGACAGGTCGGTGCTGGCGTACGCAAACGTTGCATCAAGTCCTTCGACTGTTGGTGTGGGCAGCGCATTTGTCATGACCGACGGCAATTCACAGATAAATTCTCGTGGTGCTGGCTCCATCCCCAGCGGCTTCTATCTGAGCACCAACGGGTACACCGACTTTATCGGAGATTGAGATGCCATACATCGACCCCACTGGCACGAACCCTGGCTGGTCGGATGAGCCGCAGCCTGGGTTCAACCTCACACAATTTGTGGACGAGGCGCCGCCGGTTGGCGCTCAAGTCCCCGCAAGCGTTAGTCGGCGGCAGGGCCGGCTGGCCCTGCTCGAAGTCGGACGTCTCGACGCGGTGGAAGGCGCCATCTCCGCTATCGAAGACCCGACCAAGCGGCGCGCCGCCCAGATTGAATACGAGGCTGACACGTGGGAACGCAGCAACCAGTTCCTCGTTCAGCTCTGGGTAGACCTGGGCGGTACGAGCGCTGGTCTTGACGATCTTTTTGCGCTCGCCGCCACGAAGTAGGCGCTACGCCACAAGAACTATAGCCCGCTTCGGCGGGCATTTTTTCGTCTATAGGGGACGCGATTGAACATCCAAGATTTCGACGCCTTCGCGGCAAAGTTTGCCGGCGTGCTTGGCGCCGCGGTGTCCATGCGCTACCTGCAGGGCTCGTGGCCGGCGCGCTTGAGCATGGCGGCCAGCGGCTCGCTGGTGGCCTATTACGCCTCGCCCTACCTATCGCTGCTGCTGGGCATCCCGGAGGGCCTGGCCGGCTTCCTGACTGGCATGTTCGGCATGGCCATCGTGTCGCGCGCGTGGGAGGCCGTGCAGGCGGCGCCCATCGGCGCGCTGTGGCAGGCAGTGATTGACCGCGTGCGCGGGAAGGGGGCATGACCATGGACAGCACCATCTACTTGACGCTCTGGGCCGTGCTGGCCTTCGTGAGCTGGCTCATCGTCGCCGGCGGCGCAGTGCTGGCGGTCTTCTCCCGCGCCATCAAGGACACCACTTTCGAGCGGATCGGCCTGGCCGCCGTCAGCCTGACCGCCACCGGCGCCGCGTGCCGGATCTTCATGGCCGGCTGGGCCAGCGCCGGCGATGCCGCGCTTGCCGCGTCGGCCGCCTTCTACGTTGCCGCCGTGTCGGCAAAGCACATCAGGAAACCAACGCTATGACCCTGGATACCATCGTTGCCGACGCAATCACCCCGGCGCTGGCGTTGCTGCCGGCCGGTATGGACACGCCGGGCGCGCGCGTCATGCTGCTGGCGATCGGCCTGCAGGAAAGCCGGTTCGTGCACCGGCGCCAGATGGGCGGGCCGGCCCGCGGCTTCTGGCAATTCGAGAAGGGCACGCGCGCCAGCCGCGGCGGCGTGTGGGGCGTGTACCTGCACCTGGCCAGTAAGGACCACCTGGCGGCGCTGTGCAAGGCCCGCAGCGTGTCCTGCGACCCGGATGCGATCTATGCCGCGCTGGAGTACGACGACCTGCTGGCCGCCGGCGTCGCGCGGCTGCTGCTGTGGACCGACCCGAAGGCGCTGCCGCCGGTCGGCGATGCGGACGCCGGCTGGGCGCTGTACCTGCGCACCTGGCGGCCGGGCAAGCCTAAACCAGATACCTGGCCTGACCTCTACCGCCAGGCCGCCGCGCAGGTGCAGCCGTGAACCCGTTCTGGAGGATGGCCGCGCCCTGGATCGGCGGCGCGGCGGTGGTGATGGTGCTGGGCGCGGGCGTGGTGCTGTACGGCGCGCACCAGTACCGGGCTGGCGGTGATGCCAGGCAGGCCGAAATTGAGAAGCGCCAGGCCGCGATCGAGCGCGGATGGCAGGAGGAGAGAGATCGTGCTGATGCAAAACACCGCGGTGATGTGCTGGTGCGGCAGCAAGTCGAAGCGAAGCTGGCGCAGGTTGAGCATGACCGCGACGCTGCTTTCATTCGGGTTGATGGGCTGCGGAAGCAACTCGCCGCCCGGAGTGCCGAGGCTTCCCGCGCCGGCGGCGGATCTGATGGCCCCGGCCCCGACTGGATCAGCCTATTTGGAGAGTGTCTCAGCCGAACTGAAAGCCTTGGACGTCGACTTGGCGCGGTGGGAAAGGACGCTGCTGGGTGGGCCGACCAGGTGAACGGCCTGCAGGGCTACATTCGCGGGCTGCGCGGCGCCAAGCCCTAGACCGCGTCCGCCCGCTTGGCCGACCAGAACCAGTGCGTGTGTTTGGCTCGCTTGGCCTTCTGGCGCCGGAAGGTGAGCCGAACCAGGCCGGCATGGCCTGCATCGATCTCGACCGTGTAGTCGCGGTCTTCGGCGGTGGCGGCCGGCGGTAGGGTGAGGGCGGCTCGGGCCACGTAAGAGCCTGGCACCTGTTCCAAGATTCCGTTGTCTTCCATGGTCAGTCCAGTTTGTTGGCGATCTCGGTGGCGCTCTCACGGTAGTAGATCATGAGGCTGCGCGGATCGCGGTGACCGACCATCTTGGCCAGCTCTAGCAGTTCCAGCTTCTTGGACAGGCGCGTGATCGCGGTGGCGCGGGCGTCGTGGAACGTGGGCCCGTCGACCTTGGCCAATGTCTTGCCCTGCCGGAAATAGGCGTCACGCAGGCCGGCGTTCACCGTGAACACCTGTTCCGGGTGTATTCCCTTCATCGCCTCAAGCAGCGCGACGGCGCGCCGGGATAGCGGCACATCGCGGGCGTCTCCATTCTTGGATCTGGGCAGGTGCAGCATGCGCCGTTCCAGATGCACGTGCTTCCACTCCAGCGTCAATATTTCCCCCGAGCGCATGGCCGTTTCCAGGGCCAGCAGGAACGCCACCGCGGTCTGCTCGCGCTTGTCCTTGGGTGCGCCGTCGGAATAGCCCAGTGCGGAAACGATATCCTCGATCTGCTTGTTGGTGAAGATGATCTTGCGCGCGGGGTTGTCCTTCGGCTTGATGACGTCGGGCCAGGGGTCGTGATCCACGTACCGCCACTCTCCCAGCTTTGCCCGGGTCCAGATAGCGCGCAGCAGACCGATCTCGCGCAGCACCGTGGCCCCTTGAACCTCGGCCAGGCGCCGATCGCGCCAGTCGGCCAGCTCGGCCGGGCCGATATCCTGCATCACCAGCTTGGCCAACTTGTCCTTCTTGATGGACGCGATCCTGGCCTTTTCCCACCTGGCGCCAGCCTTTTCCGGGCTGACCTCGTCGGCGTACCGCTGCATGACGTCGGCCAGGGGCCAGCGCGTCACCTTGCCGGCGCGGGCGTTTGCCAGTTCCAGCTCGCGGCGGTTGGCCCAGTCCATGGCCTCGCGCTTGGTGGCGAAGGTGGCGCTTTCACGGTGTCCATTGCGGGCGACTTCGGCCCGCCAGGACGAGCCGCGCTTTCGGAATGTGGGCAT